ATGAGAACAGCAACATTGAAAGAGCCATATAAAGGCTATAGAAACATAATTCTAATCGAATATTGGCCGAACATGCATAAATGGGAAGTCGAGATTTGTGGAAGTGGTAAACATATTTTTGTATATGAAGACGAATTTGAGGAGGATTAAGCCATGACATACGAAGATTTGAAAGAAGAAGATGTTAATAAGATGCGGAATCTTAATCGCAAGAATCACTACTGTCTATCTTGTACAGAATTGGAATCACTTGCCAAGAAACATCAAAACCATCGCAAAATTGGTGATGAATATACCTGTTTACTTATAGAATATCGATTAACTGATATAAATTTCCACACCGAAGCGTCATTGTTACACGCTGGAGAATATGAAAAAGTCATAGAAATAATAAAAACGTGGTAGTTTAGACAATTTTAGCACTAAAAGTGCATGAATTTCATATACTTTTTTATATATTTACACCGTAAAAAGAACAAAAAATGAAGATTTTTACATCGTATTTCGGTAATAGTCGAAAACTGAAAGAGGCGGGAGTTAATATGATTTGCGTAGCAATCGGAAAACCCAGATTTATAGCTGGTATTCCGCAAATGTTGAATGTTTGTCCCACCCGCTATATGGTAAGTGGACCTTGTTCCCACGATGAATACCTAAAACTTTACGACAGAATATTGGCAAGCCAAGATGCGAACCAAGTCGTGAAACAAATTGAAATGTTAAGCGGAGGAAAAGACGTTGCTCTTTGTTGCTACGAAAAACCGGGTGATTTCTGCCATCGCCATATTTTGGCAAAATGGATCACAGAAAATACTGGTATTGAAATCACAGAATTTGGAGTTGTTGAGAAGAAAGAACCTAAGTATGAACAAGCAAGTTTGTTTTGAGTATGAGAAGAAATATTAAGTTTAGAGGTAAACACGTTGAAAGCGGAAAATGGATTATCGGTTGGTTATTTCAAGACGATGACGACCACTTTCCAATGATTCATCAAGGAGGTACACTTGACGATTGGGAGCAAGTGAAGGAAGACTCTGTTGGTCAGTTCACAGGCTTGCTTGACAAGAATGGGGAAGAAATATATGAGGGTGACATTGTTGAACGAATAGTTACAGATGGATATGACTATGGGTTTATAGGTGAAGTGAGTTTTGATAACGGAGTTTTTGGTATAAAACATAAAACTTATAAAGGTTACATTGTGTCAGATTTTGTATATTCCTCAGATTGGAATGATGGGCATGAACATGGAGCCGTTTTATATGAATATGAAATAAAAGGAAATATATACGATAACCCAGAATTATTAGCCAACCATCAATAGCGTTTGATGGAATGCTGCCAGATTTGCCAAGCAAGCGGTGGTTTGACAGCATAGGCAAAAGGGAATTTAGCAAAGATGGTCTATGCGTCGGACTGAAAATCCGAAGAACAAGGTTCGAATCCTTGAGTTCCCACAGCCTTGTATCAATGAACGCACCATTTTCTAAAATTTGAGGTTGTTATGGGAGCAACCGATATATAGAAGAAAATAGTAGATTGAGAGAGTATGGTAAAACCCATATAAGTCCAAAGGGTATCAATCAAGGTGGATCTTCACAAAATCATGTGAATGTTGACTGTGGCTACATGGCGGTTCATAATGTTGGCAGCTCGGAAAGACGAGCGTTTGCGGAAATAGCTCATCGGTAGAGCGTTGGCATTCCAGCCAAAGAGTGGGGTTCGATTCCCTGTTTCCGCTCAACCCTTATAGTAGCGATAAGCAAAAGCAAGAACATGAAAGCTTGTGCAGTTTACGGGGTGATGGAAATTGCCATCTGACACGACTGAAAGAAGCCGAAAAAATTGCATGAGTGTTCTTGCAAGTAACTTGAAGAATGATTGAATTTGTGTTTAAGTCTGCCGGGAATACGCTCGGCAGATTTAACACAAAATGTATATGAAGTTATATACAACCCAAGAATATGTACGATAAAGGACTAATAAGAGCATGCGAAAACTCTGGTTGCGGTTGGAAGTGTTGTTCGTTCGGATCGGACGGACATATTGTTATTCTACCCCATGAATTTGCTGGACACGAACAGGAAATATCCCATTTACAAATTATAGATAATGATTATTTTGGCGGTAAAAAGGTAAAATGTATCGCTAAAAACTGCAAATCATGTGATAACGGCTATAAACCTATCATGTGTCGTACCTATCCATTGTGGATAAAATCAGTGAAGAAAGGCTTTGTTTTTCGTAGTGGTAAGTGCCCTTTGAAGAATGAACAACTAACTAAGCATAAAGAGTTTGTATTAGGTATTTTTGAAAATTACAGAAGAAAATTACTACCTCAAACAGATATTGATGTATTCCTATCTAAAGCATGGATAGACAGATATGATCCTTTGTTCCCCACTGATATAGGAAGCATTGAGTGTAAGATGGAAATCAAAACGCTGTCCATGTCTGACATTTCTGAAATTGAAGCAATGGAACAAACCATGCTCTCAAATCCTGAAACCTGCTTTGCATCAGAACCACAGGATATAACTAAATGTTTGCAATCCGGTTGCAGTTATGGCTTATTGCTAGACGGTTCTCTTGTAGCCTATTCGCTTGCTTATTTTACGGAATACGGTACGGCATACGTCGACAAATGTTTTGTCTGTTCTGGTTACAGAGGGCATGGATTCCAGTACCTCCTTCTCAATGCGAATATCGCAAAATTGGTTTCTAATGGTGCACAAGAGATATTTGCAATGACCTCTCCTAAAAATGAAGCAAGCATAAAAAGTTTCACCAATGTCGGGTTCTCATTCAAACGAGATACGAAATACAAAGGAGCTGAACGTATCATTTTAAAATGGGAGCTATGAAAGTAATCATATATACTGATAATGTTATAAAGAACATCAAGAAAGCGGAAACGCTTGTGAATGTCCCTGTCTCTCTCATGTTCAAAGACTTCTATGAGGATATTTGGAGACATATCCATTATAGGGTTGATAATGACATTTTCTCGCTTCACTTTGAAGATAGCGTGTGCTACTCTATTGGAAAAGCAATTCATAATCAGAAAGGGGCAGTAACTGTTACTGCGTATGAAGCAATGGATTGTGTAGTAAATAAGGGTATTAAAAAAATATATATTCCCATCAATGCTTTCGACAACAGAGAGGGAGTAAGCCTATTTGAAGCAAGACAGATTGCTAATACGGTTCGTAAATGCGATGATAATTCTCACGCTTATGGTATGATTACTTCCGGTTGCCTAAATGGAAACAGGCCGAATATGCAACGATTGTGTGAAATATGGTCTAAGCTGAATAGTTATATTGAATCTATCAGTTTAGGTGGCAGTTTTTGGTTAGGACAGAACGAAGATCTACCTAAATTCATAAGCGATGTGCGCATTGGAGAATATATGCTATTTGGCACAATCCCATATAACAGCGATGATGAAAAGTTAGGGTTAAATGGTATCGAGTTGCATACAGAAGTTATCGGCATTTACCCTGAGCGGAATCAAATACTACTTGATTGCGGTTATTCAATGGCTGATATGGGAGAATGTCGTTGCCTTGATAACCATTTGGACTTTTCTAACAGCTCAAGCGAATACACGATAATGAAAGTATACGGCGACAGTTCTGATTATTGTATCGGAGACATTGTTACATTTATTCCTAATTATAAATCCTTAGTTAAGTTGAGGTATGCAGAACATGAATATAGATAAGCCGTGGATTGATTACATTGCCAACCGCACGTTTGGCATGGAATTGGAGTTTGCCGATGGAGACAAACAACGCATTTCCCTTCCAGTTGGTTATAAATGGACGGACAACAAGCTAACCATGATGAACAACTCGGACGGTTCGGCTGTCACACACCACGGTCAATTTGGTGGCGAGATAAACACTCGTCCATACCATTATTGTGTGGAAGACTTACAGGAGTTGAAAGGCTTCATCAAAACAATGAAAGATGCAGGAAGTTACCTCATGTGGAATGAAGGCTTTGACGCACATCTGTATATCAAAGATATGGATTTGAATGTTATCAAGCGTATGTTTGTCCTTTCCTACTATACAGCATATCCAATCAAGCGGATATTCGATATAGCCGAGTGGTGGGAAACAAAATACCTCGTGCCAAGCCCTCCATATGATGTGGTAAAACGTGTGCTAGAAGCTGATAATATCGACAACCTACTAAAAGTATTCAACAATGGTTCAGACAGGGGACATATCAGGTATTGGCTCAATTTATGTTCCATTGCCAAGATTGGCACGGCAGAGTTCAGAATCTTCAACAGTTCATGGAACTTTGATAAAGTATTGGAGACAATCAAATTCATGTATTCATTTGTAGAGTATGCCTACCTGCATGAAAATATAGAAGAGTATAAGCAACTCTCCACAATTGATAAGTGTCTTGAGGTGTTTCATATTGACTATTCCAAAGTTCCCCAAAGACATAAACCGCTACTTTGGGCGGCAGAACACTCGGATAATGTTACGGTAGTAGGCTCTATGTTCAAGAAGTCAAACCGGATGCTTTCTTTCATCAAAAAAGAGGCTTCAAGATTTGATGTCGCCCATGTGGTAAACTCATACTACATGGATATAGAACAAGTGCTTACTAACCGTGAGATAAAGGTATATACGAAAGAGTATTTTATCTATCTTATGTATAAAGTTATTAAGGGAGAGATAAAAGAGCTACGTTTCAACGACGAGTATAGTTTCATGGATTTACAGTCGGACAATCCTTCCGAAATGGTAGCTGTTATTCATCTTTTCAATGCCATAAAAAAGCATAAGAACTCACAGGATATTTACCATAAGTCACTATATGATGACTTCGTGTCCCGTTTGGATTACTACAAGAAGAAATACACAGAACGTTATCAGAAACTCGTTGATAATCTGAAATCAAAGAACATTGAAGTTCTGTATTGTGCTGATATTTCGGATGCTATACTTAATTGCAATGAAAATGATATTTTGATTTATCAGAATGAGTTTCATTCCGGTATGAAAGCTACAAGCAATGCTTTACAACGCTTCTTGTTGAATGATTTCGGTTGGCAAGAAAGAATCCGTACAAAATATTCTGAGATAGATGAAGAGCAAGTGAATTACATGGCATTGTCGCAACATGGTTTCATGGGACGCAGAGAGGTATTCAAAGACCAGAGAACTTATATTTATTCCAATGTAAGTAGTACTGGTGATAGCAGTTTTAATAAACGTGCTATTACTCCATTAAAGTACAAACGTTTACCAGATGATTATTCCATTTCTGAAAATAGCAAATTTCGTTTTATGCGTGCTTCTATGTCAGAGATAGATTATCTACGTATGATATATTTGAAGAAAGGTATAGTATTAGGCTCGGCTCCATTCTGCTATTTATGGTTCTTAGATAATTACGTATTTGGAGCTTGTATGTTTGATTTCTTAAAAGTCAGCAAATACGGCATGGATGCAGTTTGGATGAAGTCAGATTTTGTGATAGACCATACCATACCAAAGCTAAGCAGATTACTTATTACAGGTGTGCTTTCAACTGAATTTAAAGAGGAATTGAATATAAGATACAAGCATGAATGTGGTATAATTGCCACTTCTGTGTTTACTGATAAGCCCGTAAGTATGAAGTATCGGGGAGTATTCAAGTTACATGAAAGATGCGTTGGTAAACTTCACTATATTCAAGATTCAGGTATTCGTGGAAATTTAGATGAGATTTTAAAAGCATTTGTACAGAAATATGGTAACGAACCTAGAAAGGAGTAATATGAAAAAATTTAAAATTGAGGAAGTTCAACTCTCTGACATTAAATTTGTCAAGAAGAATGCTCATTTTATGAGCAATGACACATTTAATGCACTTGTTAATAATATCCGTAGAGATGGGCAGCTTTCATCTGTTCCATTTTGTGTAAAGCATAATGATGGTACATATACAGTTGTCAGTGGTAATCATAGAACACAGGCAGCAAAGATGGCAGGTCTTACTTCTATTCACGTAATGTATATTGATGAGAATAACACTTCCAACGATTGGCTATTAGCGACACAACTCAGTCATAACAGTATTGTTGGTCAAGACGATGCGGAGGTATTAAAACAGCTACTTGATGAAATAACTGATGTTGCCTTAAAAGAATACGCACACATCAGTAACGAAGTATTGGAAAGTGTAAAGGATATTAATTACACAGTAGAAATGCCGAATAACGAAATTGTTCCTGTAACGCTGATGTTCATAGACACGCAGAAAGCATCATTCGACAAACTCATGGAAACGCTAGAGTGTTATTCGGAAAAAGAGTTGGGAAATCTTACTCTTGTAGATATGGAAACCATGCACCATTTAAATGAAATCAGTGCAAAAGTCCAAGCGAAATATAAAATCAAGGCTCAGGCATTAAGCATTTGTAAGATGTTGGAAATAGTAAATAACGTATTGGAGGTAAATAAAGATGGGACAGAAGTTTAGGATTCCTGTAAAGAAAAAGAAAGAGATTTTTCTGAATGCACTTGATGCAAGACTGCTTAACGTTACGAAAGCGTGTGAGGCAGCCGGAATATCTCGTTCCATTGCATACAAGTGGAAAGAGAAAGATGAAGAGTTTAGGAAGCAATGGGAAGAAGTAGAAGAAGCGTTTAAAGATAAATTAGAAACTGTTATGTTCTCAAAGGCTTTGACAGAACAAGACAACACAATGCTCATTTGGCTTAGTAAGACCAAAATGCGCGAGAGAGGATATGTTGAGAGGCTAGAACAGGAGGTTACTGTCAATCCATTTGAGAAACTGATGCAAGAATTGCCTGATGATGAGGAATGAACCATGTACGCAAGGACATACGCTACTTAAAGTCATGGATAGAAGACTGGAATAGGTTTTGCCGTGATGTTTTGAAGGTTCGTTTAGACAGCGAGCAGCAATCTATCATATCCTCTGTCCAGCACAATCCTATGACAGCTGTTGCATCAGGTACAGCTCGTGGTAAGGACTTCGTTGCAGCATGTGCTGCTATGTGTTTTATGTACCTCACTCCACGTTGGAAAGATGGCAAATTATCCAAGAATACAAAAATTGCCATGACTGCACCAACAGCAAGGCAGGTACAGAATATTATGATCCCGGAAATCTCACGCTTGTACAGAAATGCAGTTTTTCTTCCGGGAAGATTGTTGTCTTCGGGTATAAAGACTGATTATGAAGAATGGTTCCTGACGGGGTTTAAGGCTGGTGATGACAATACTGAAGCATGGTCTGGGTTCCACGCTGTGAATACAATGTTCGTCGTTACTGAAGCATCGGGTATTTCAGAAGCAACATACAATGCTATTGAAGGTAACTTACAGGGAAATTCCCGTTTACTCATCGTGTTTAATCCTAACATAACTACGGGTTATGCCGCACGAGCCATGAAATCCAATCGATTTGCGAAATTCCGGTTAAACTCACTCAATGCAGAGAATGTAGTCAAAAGGAAATTAGTCATTCCCGGTCAAGTAGATTATGAATGGGTAAAAGATAAAGTGATAAATTGGTGTTCTCCCATTCAGAAGGCAGATTTTAATGAAGGAGAAGGTGATTTTAAGTGGGAAGATGGTCTATACCGACCTAATGACCTTTTTCGTGTCAAGGTACTTGGAATGTTTCCAAAAGTCTCCGAAGATGTACTTATTCCGTATGAATGGATAGAGATTGCAAATGATAATTGGAATCGATTACAAGAAGAAGGTTTTACACCGTCTAAATCATGTAAGATTGGTTCTGATGTTGCTGGTATGGGTCGAGATGAAAGTGTACTTTGCCCTCGATACGGAAACTATGTCCCTAAATTTGAAGTTCACCAATCTGCTGGAAAAGCGGATCACATGCATGTCGCAGGAATGCACATCATATATCTTTCTGACAAAAAATCCAAAGCGTACATCGATACAATAGGTGAAGGAGCTGGAGTATATTCCCGACTGGAAGAACTCGGATATAGGAATGTTTATTCTTGCAAGTATTCCGAGAGTGCAAAAGGCTTGCATGACCTTACCGGACAATATGAATTTGCCAATATGCGAGCTTACTGCTATTGGTCTTTACGTGATTGGCTTAACCCTAAGAACGGTTTTGGGGCGGCTATTCCCCCTTGTGACAAACTCATGGAGGAAGCAACCGAAACACACTGGAAGTTCCAAAGCGATGGACGGATTATAATTGAACCGAAAGAAGAAATCAAGAAACGTATCAAACGTTCGCCAGACTATATGGATGCACTTGCTAATACATTTTATCCATTTGACTATGATTTTATTAGTGACGAAGAATTACTAAAAGACTTTTTATGATCGCTATAAACCTCTATCTTTGCATCGAAGACTGTCTTATTATTTATTAATAATTGCAGTTTTCATTGCTCTTATGTACGCCGGCTTGTGAAAGTCGGCGTTTTTGATATTACAATATCCAAGTTACCAAAAGTTAAACTATTGATTATGAGCAAAATAAGGTTGTAAATATTTTGTTAACTCACTGATAATGAGTATCTTTACAATACTAAAACAAATCAATATTACTAACAATTAAAAGACAAAGAGCAATGGAAATATCAAAGAAATTAACAAGCAAGGAGAGTTTTGCTATTCTACACGAAATAGAAAGTCGCAAATATCCAGGCGGTATAAAATTCTCAGATTGGCAAGAGCAAAAGGAAAAAGCGAAGTTGGACGCAATCAAAAATCTCGTACCCGAAGTTGGACTTGGCTGTACGGTCTGCTATTACTCGGATAAACGAGCGGCAACAGTTACTAAAATTATTTCTCCATGCAAGATTGAGGTTACTTTCAATCAAACCAAATGTATAGACTATTATGCCAGCGAATATGAAGTCCTACCAGAATTGGAAGGAGCACCAAAAGTGTTCACCAAAAGAAGGAATGGATATTGGGTAGCAGAAGGGCAGCATTACAAAGATGGAGTTCTGCTTATGTTGCATTATCAAAATCACTATATAGATCCGACATTTTAAAATTAAGAGCAATGAGTACTGTAGACAAATCAAAAATTAAAGCATTTTTCTCTGACATCGAAAAAATGCTTACGGTAAATGGCGATTACATTTTAGTAGATGATAATATGGAGCTTCAAAGCTGGTGTATTTACACCGTAAAGAATGGTAAGCTCTATGATAACATATCTTTCGATATGGAGCCAAGAGCCTATAATAAAGATGATTTTAATGATCTTAAAGATTATTCAGAGGGTATGCAATTCGCTTTACTTACTAAACAATTTGAATCTTATTATCCTGATTAACAAGTAAAATAAGAGTAATGAAACATTCAGAAGAACAAATAAAAGAAATAATGTTAGCCTTATACGAACAACTTGGCAGACATAGATTTGTAGTTATGACAGGATCAAAATTTACTGGTTACATGGAGAATGAATCTGGTGACCTAGAGCAGGTTATTAAATTGAGCAAAAATAAATCTGGCGCAGATAAATTAATTATTACTTATGAAGAAGGTAAAGATACTTATTCTATGAGATTCATCAAATCCCCGAAATTAAACAAAAAGACTTTTTCTTTTTCCGAGGCCAAAGAGGTCTTCTTTTTGAGTGATATTTATGCTGAACAGTTGCAAGAAGTGTTTACACAAGTGACAGGCTTATATACTCATCTTTAAACATAAAATCGATGAAAGCAAACAATCCTAACTACAAATTCGAAATAGCATAAAATACATAAGAGCAATGAAAAAGAAAGCAGTAGAATACAGCATAACAGCAAAAAAACAAGATTTTGAGGTTGTCAAAGTTTATTCTTCTATAGACTCTGCTAATTTCGCAAGAAAGTTCTATCATGAAGATATTCTTATTTACGAAAGTGCATTCATTATATTGATGAACAAAGCCTGCAATATAACCGGGTATGCTAAAATCTCTCAAGGAGGAATATGCAGCGCATTAGCTGACAAAAGATTGATTGCCAAATATGCTATTGATACCCTCTCTACTAATGTCATATTCGTTCATAATCACCCAAGCGGTAACAAAAACCCTAGTAATGAGGATATAAAAATGACTCACTCCCTTAAAAATCTATTAGATATATTTGATATAAAATTATTAGACAGTATTATTCTAACTGAAAATGATTATCTTTCAATGAACGATGAATGCCTTATATAGTATCTCAGCTGCAACCTCACACGCAATTTTCAGATTCACTGATGAAACAATCTTTGCCATTCTCAATAGAATAACTGGATAATAACGCAAATTCACTTCCACTTGCCGTTGGTTACTTGATGATAAATCTCTCATTCCCAGCCATCTTGTTTTTGTCTTGCTTTGTCTTATTCTTTATTAACCTCTTTTCTTAAAAAAAAATAAAACTCGATCAATATTTTATTGAAAAGTGTATGAAATTCATATACTTTACTGTATATTTGCAAAAAGCGTATGAAGATGTACGCCACCCGACTTGTCGTAAACACCTGTTTGTCCGTTTAGGCGGAGGCACATCTGAAAGAAGATGCGAATAGTCTGCTGGCTACATTGCTACGCAGACTATTTTTTTTGTTTAAACCTAAATGAAATGAACAGACAACAGCAAGTTTTCGTAAGGTTGAAACTTAAAGCGAAGGCGTTAGGGTTCAACGCAAAGGAATTGAAGGGTATCGCCGCCAAGATTGCCGATAACCTGAAATCCGCAGAAGATGCCTCAGAAGAGGATGTAAACGCAGAAATCGACGAGCAGATAGAAGCGGTTCTCCCTTACCTCACTTTCGGCCAGTCGCAAGCCAACCGTTTGCTTGACGAATGGAAGAAAAAACACCCCGAATCAGAAGAAGATGATGATGACGACGTTGACGATGACACGTCAAAAGGCGGCTCTCGTCCAGCTGGTTCAAACAAGAAAAATCCCAACAACAAAGGAAATGAACAAGACGAAGAACCCGCATGGTTTAAGTCTTTCAGAGAGCAACAGGAAGCCCGTTTTGCAGCATTGGAAGGTGAAAAAGTTTCTAACTTGCGTAAAGCCAAACTTGAAGCCCTGCTGAAAGACACTGGAACATTCGGTTCACGTACCTTGAAAAGCTTCTCTAAGATGAACTTTGAAAGTGACGACGATTTCGAGGAGTTCTATTCAGATGTTGAGGAAGACCTGAAGAATTACAATCAAGAGCGTGCAGATGCAGGTTTGGCAACATTGGCAACCCCTCCTGCTGCCGGAAGTAAAGGTTCGGGTAAACAAGACGAAGTATTAACCGACAAAGAAGTTGAAGATTTAGTCAACACTTTCTAAGTCAAAAAAGAAATTGTAACAATGGGTGCAACAGCAAATTTATCAAGCGAAATGGAAGTTCTCAATGCCGGAATGGATTCTGTCGTAATCCGGCATTATGTAGCTGGCATTATCGGAGGTCGTACTCTTGACGTATCAAATTATAACCTTCCGGTTATTAAAGCCGGACACGTTGTTATTCGTGATCCGTCAACAGACACGTACAAACCTATGCCCGTAAAATCATCTGGCGATGGATACGACTCACTTCCCGGTTCTCATGAATATGTAGGAGTAGTTGTATGTACAAAACCAACTAGTGAACCATTGGTTGGTATTATGTATAGTGGCGAAGTCAATGATTTGGCGAGTCCATACCCCATAGACGACATAAAAGCGGCTATGAAAACGGCATTGCCAACTCTTGTATTCTTACACGATTAATGTAGAAAGGAGGTAAAAAAATGAAAGAATCACTATTTATTGAATACATCAGAAAGATTTTCCCGAAACTTCAAACCATCATCGAGAAAATCAATGGTAAGCGAGGCAATCAGCTTACATATCTTCACAAGACAATGCTTCGCAAAGAATATTCCGCAGACCAAAAGTGGGAAAGTGCATCAGTTAACACAACTTATGTTGCGGCCGACATGGTAGCAATGGACTCACCTCTCCCTCCCAAGATGAGAGACTCCATTGCACACGCAAATGGTACATTGCCAAAGGTCGGAATGAAAAAAATTCTTCGTGAGACTCAGATCAACACAATCAACATCATGAAAGCTCAAGGAGCTGCGTTCACTAATATAGCTAACAAGCTAACCAACGATGCGGTAGCTTGCTCTGTTGGTATCGATGAAAAGAACGAAGCAAACTTTTTAACTGCTTTATCTGATGGAGTTGTAATCGTTGAAGATGAAAACAATACAGGAACTGGATTGCGCATAAATTTCAACTATTTACCGCAAAATAGCTTTGGTGTAGAAACAGCTGGAACTATTTCTTCTGATGACATAAAGCGTGTTATTGCAAAAGCTGACGCAGATGGTAACTCAATTACAACGATAGCAATCTCGTTATCGACTTACAATAAAATGAGACAAGAACAATGGGCAAAAGAATTGGTTGCCAACTATCGAGGTCAGACATTCGACAGCAACACTAAGTTACCTGTTCCTACTGCTACATTGTTTGACGAAGCATTTGCCGATGACAACAACGGAATTACATTCTTAAAGATTGACCGTACAGTCATTTCTGAGAAAAATGGTAAACGCATTCCGTACAAACCGTGGAATGCGAACAAACTAATATTCCTTACTACACAAGAAGTTGGCGCATTGGTTTGGGGCACACTTGCAGAAGTTACTAATCCCGTAGCAGGAGTAATTTATTCCACGGTAGATGAATACAAACTTATCAGCAAGTATTCTAAAAATGATCCTTTGCAGGAATTTACAAGTGGTCAAGCATTAGTTCTCCCTGTTATTGAAAACGTAGACCAAATCTACTCTCTTGACATCTCAGAGGCTCAAACGATTGACACTACCGAAGAGGGAAAAGATTCTACCGATAAGAACATCACCATTTGGGGACAAGCTTACATAAAAGCAAACTTCGTCGCAGAGTTCAATAAAATAACCGGTAAAAACTTATCGACGACTATTTCAGACGATAAGTTAATTGCTGCTGTAAACAAATTGAATGATGCCGATGAAGCTAAGCTCAAAAAAGCTGTTGAATCATATAAAACAACAAATGGAGATAGTTAAGCCATGAAGACAATTCAGCAAGCTCTTATAGACGAAATACATTACCCTATCCCAGAAGGTTTTGTAGAGAATGTGATGATAAAACGCAAACTCAATCCAGTTGGTGATTGCGATTCAGATACAATGAACTCAAAGGAGTATATGGGAGCTTTGGCTGACTGTCTTTGGTCTTTAGTTCAGGCTATCAATTTTTCTGAAGCAGACAAGTCTTTCGGTTCTTTATCAGATAAAGACAAAGAACGTATTCTGTTACGTGTTAACTCAATCTATAATGCCATTGGTGAACCTTCGGTAGAGTTGGAGGCAAAGCCAATGGTATATATAGGTGACTGCCTTTTGTAATATGTCAGTAATAAGACTATATCCACACAGATTGCAGTACCTCGTATCAAAAGATGGTTACGAGGATAGCAATGGTGATTATCATGAAGGAGAAACTAACTGGGAAGGCTGTATTGAATGCGACGCAGTTCCTGCTGGTAAAGCCTCTGAAAAAGAGTTTGACGATGGTATTGTAAGAAGCTATTCATATACAGTTTATCTACGTGCAAATTGTCGAACATTCATGATCGGTGACAGGATTAAGATACATCTGCTTGAAGGAATTGAAAGGAAGTTTAGTGTGAAAGGTTTCCATCGCTACCAGAAACAATGTAAACTATGGGTATAAGAATGACCACCAAGCTAAGCGAAGTGCATGACATGCTCATGAGAGAAACAGAGCGTGTCGAGCGTCTTACTATTCGTGCTTTATCCAAACTTGGCGAACAATGCGTTACAAAAATTCGTGATAGAGCAGGTGATAAAAGTTGGTACGACCAAACAGGCAACTTGCGTAGTTCGGTTGGATATGTGATTGCTCATAATAAGAACATTATTCAATACTCAACTTTCAACCAAGTGAAGCAAGGTTCAGAAGGTGTAAAAACAGGTAAAGACTTAGCGAAAGAACTTGCTAAAAGATATTCTAATAACTATGTACTTATCGTAGTCGCCGGAATGAACTATGCTGAATTTGTAGAAGCGATGGATAATAAAGACGTACTTGCATCAACCGAACTTTGGGCAAGAGAACAAGTTCCATTGATGCTTGAAAAACTTAAAAGACAGATTGCGAAATAATGAAATCCGATATTGAAATAGCTAAGTTCGTTTATCACAAAATTAAAGGTACAGAACTCGAACGTAATGTCTCCGGTAAATTGAGTGACAGAGGAAGGCCCAACAAATCTGATAAAGAAGATATAGTCATATCTGTTCTTGCAAATGAAGGTTGCGGGCAAATACAACGAGCCTATGTGAATGTCAATATATATGTCAAAGACTTATGGAACTCTGAAACCAAAACATGGGAAAAAGATTCAATCCGAATTTGTGAATTATGCGAACTATCGAAGTTTTTATTCGCTATACGAAAAGACGAATATCATACGGTTCCATCACAATGCAGTCAAAAAACTGATTCAACAGGAGTTTCATTTGAAGACGGACATACAGAGCATTTCATTAATAACAAACTGTACATAGAGATAAATAACGAATAAATTTTTAATATAAATTAGGTATATCATGGCAGTAATAGGATGGGGTAAGCCCCGTGTATTTATAAAAGATTTGGATGCTTCTGCTCCTAAATGGGAGGAATTACCTACCCCTGTGGAAGATTCTACACAGTTGACAACAACAAAAGGAGATAAACAAGAAGCAAAAATCGAAGGAGGCGAAAATGAGGATGTAAAGTATGGAAAGAATACCTATGCTTTGGCATTGAACATTCGTGCCGCAAAAGGACGTAAGCGTCCTGTAAGTGATAGCGATGGTGTTGTTGCACACAATTATGCCGTTGTTGTTCAACCGGAAGACACAGAAGTTCAAGGCTTCTGTATGGAGAAAACAACAGTTTCCGTCGAAGACACCTTTACTTCTGCTGACGGTGGTGTTTGGGCATACACTTTTGATGCTTTGAAAGCAGCCGCCGATAAAAAACAAATTCAGTGGGGTAAAATCATCGTGACGGAATCCGGTGGAAACATCAGTAAAATTGAATGCGATCCTGAAGATGAGTCTGGAGACGGTGATAAATTCGAAGTAGCTCCTAATCCAAGTGTTGGTGGATAATTCAATAGGTTGTAGATAGAGCCAAACGTGGGGGCTTCGTACCCACGTGTTCTGCGTATCTAGTGTAACGGTAGCACATATACACTCCATGTATAAAGTTGTGGTTCGACCCCACAGTTGCGCTCAGTATAATTTATTTTGCATGGACAAAGAAGGGAAAATAATAGAAATGGATATTGCAGATACTATCATGGAAAGACCTTATGAGTTCCATATAGGAGAAATGCAATTCTACTTATACCCTGCCACATTGGGTAAAATATACCTTTTATCACGTCTTACCGAAAATTTAGAAATAAATAAAGACTTCCTTTCTCTAAATCCATATATGGAAGCATTACGATTATGCGATTCCAAAAGAGATATTATATGCAAAATATTGTCTTACCATACATTCGATAAAAAGGAAGAATTATTCAATAGCCACCTAATAAATGAAAGACGAAAGCTATTTGAAGACAACCTATCGAATGAAGAACTTGCTCAACTATTCATAATAGTGTTATCAAAGGATAACATTGACCAGTTTATTCAACACTTTAAGATTGATATTGAGAAAAAAGAACAAGAAAAAATATCAAGAATCAAGAAAAAGAAGTGTAACACTATAACCTTTGGAGGTAAAAGTATTTATGGTACTTTGATAGATATAGCCTGCGAACGCTATGGCTGGACTATGGACTATGTTGTATGGGGTATTAGTTATGCCAACCTGCATATGTTACTTAATGATTACATAACATCTATATACCTTACTGACGACGAGATAAAAAAATATCATATATCTACGGACCGAACATTTATAAACGGGGACGATCCTAAAAATATAGATAAAATAAAAGGCATGAAGTGGGATTAAAAGTAATAGTCAAGACTTACTTGTTCTTACTCATCTATAAGCTTTACCTATTCTTTCCCCCTTTACCGCTCCGTTTAACCAAGTCGATTTATCTATATCTACTACGAAACAGCCTTTTATTTGAATACCTGCATTTAATGCTTGTTCAAGGTAAGACTGAGCAAAATAATCAAAATTGGGATTGTTTATTGGTCGTACCCCTATGACTAAAAATCCTGCATCTGTTATTGTTGCTTTGTATATTCCAACGGACAAACCCATTATGGACTCGCAAAATGATTCTCCGTCCATTCGTACCTCTCGGCGAAATTGCAGCTCTTTCTTGTATAACAGATCTGTTATTTTGGTGTTTGAGAAGACCATGATTAATCCATATAAGCTATAGTCGGTGGCGTATAGTGAAATTTCATACGGATATTTCTTGTAGTCAAATTCGTATTTCCCTGATATGCCATCGTGTTCTTTCTTATACGAAGCAAGGTTTATTTTTTGAGATTTGAAGAAGTCAATAGCAGCCAAATAATGTTTTTTCCCATCTCCTTGTTTGCCAATTCCATTCCGCCTTACATCGACTTCATACAACGAATCATTGTAGAATCTCAATGAAGCGGACAATGCTATTTCTTCATCATCATGTAAAAACTTATACGAGAACCCGTTTCTCTCTTCACAGTATAGTTCAACAATCCCAGCTCTTGCAAGCGAATCGACAATAGTATGAGCCTCGTGTTCCGTCATGTTATATTCGAGTCCGAACGGTAGGTCTTTGGTATAATCAGTAGGATATTTATCTGTACAAGAATGGAATGAATAAATACATGTAAATATTAAGATGTAGAATATACGCTTCATAATTAATACTTATTTACCATCTTGAAAATATTATTTATCAGCACATTTTTTCGCCAAATCCAGACCCTCTTTAAGACCATCGGCATAATTAAAAATATCATCGATAGTCTCAATGTCAATCCATTCATTCGTCTTGTAGTTATCCTTTGGCAAGCATATTTTTTTACTCCGTTTCCCTATATAAATGCGGCAAATCCACCACCATGTACTACCATCTATGTTCACGGAAAAATAAGTCTTGTAGTCGTTATATTGAATACGAGATACATCTACATACTGCCTCAATATACTGCGCACAATGTTATAGGCATCTATCTCCTCTTGTGTAGTAACTATACCTTTTTCTCGGTCTTGAAATACTACACCATCGGGAAGTTTTTCTTCGTTTATTTCGTCCGACTGTTGATTTCCATTCTCAACCTCCTGTGGCATTTGCTTTTCCTCCTTATTCTCATTCTTCATAGCCACATTCAAACGGTCGGATATAATATCGTTAATCACCGAAGCAATGGATTTCTTAACAATCGGTCTATATTGGTCCACAAGTTTTGCCGTATATTTCCCATCATTAAGATTACGGACAAAATAACGTGTAAATTCATCGTCCGGCATTTGGAAATTACGATTAAGCATTTCTTTTACTTGTATCGTGATTTGTAACTCTTGTGCCGTACTCAATATATCTTGCTCATTATAATAAGACTTATGAAACTTTTTTAGTTGCTCAATATCGTTGTCCGATAAATCAAGCATATTCACCACAAGGAACGGCTTTTCGTCCATTATGTTCACCTTCTCTAAATCTGTATAAAAGCGATATTCTATTCCATTCGTCAAGACCCCAAACCTAGCCTTTGAAGCGACAAAATATCTTTGTAACTGAGTGTCATGTAAATTCAAGTTTTGTTTACAATGCTTGCATTCTATAAGTAGTATAGGATTTTCGTCCTTCATTATGGCATAGTCTATTTTTTCGCCTTTCCTCTTAACTAAGTCACAATCCATTTCCGGTACAACCTCAAAGGGATTGAATACATCATATCCCAATGCTGCTATCACAGGCATTACAAAAGAGGTTTTTGTCGCTTCTTCCGTTGCTATGCTATCCTTCTGTTTAGCAATTTTCTCTACAATCTGTTGAATTGTATCTTTGAAATCCATATCTTATGCTGTTAAGATTGTTTCGTCAAAAGTATAATACAATAATCATTTATTAAAATATTTATACTCACACATTAGTTAAACTTTATTAACTCTATTCTATTTTATCAAAAGTATATGAATTTCATACACTTTTGTATATTTGCAAATGATGTGATGTTACATCTACCCCCTTTAATCGAAAAGACTCATGGCCGGACTTCATTTTGATATAACAGGCGACAATTCTAATTTTCTTCGTAAACTGCGAGAAGTAGAAACCGGAGTAACCAATACTTCTAAGGAAATAGAAAAAAATGGATTGGGCATAGAAGATATGTTCAACAAAATGACGAAAGCAGCTGCAGCTTTTGGGGCTGGCTTTACAGCAAAAGAACTTATCCAAAATATTATACAAGTAAGAGGTGAATTTCAACAATTAGAGGTCGCCTTTACCACTATGCTTGGAAGTAGTGAAAAGGCAAACGTCCTTATGGCTCAGCTCACAGAAACAGCCGCCAAAACTCCATTCGATCTACAAGGTGTTGCCAATGGAGCTCGTCAATTACTGGCTTACGGTACTTCTGCCGAAGATGTTAACGAGACTCTTATACGATTAGGGAACATTGCAGCCGGACTTTCACAACCTTTGGGCGACTTAGTATATCTCTATGGTACAACTATGACACAAGGTCGACTTTATACACAGGACCTAAACCAATTCACTGGACGAGGTATTCCAATGATAAAAGAACTTGCCAAAGAATTTGGAGTAGCTGAAAGTGAAATCAAAGGAATGGTAGAAGCTGGTATGATAGGGTTCCCAGAGGTTCAGAAAGTCATACAGAACCTTACCAACGAGGGTGGTATGTTCTTTAACTTAATGCAAGAACAAAGCAAAACCATTACCGGACAGATTTCTAACATAGGAGATAGTTTCTCGATGATGTTGAACGACATCGGCAAAGCGAATGAAGGTATTATCAATGATGCATTATCCAGCGTCTCTTATTTGATAGAAAACTATGAAAAAGTAGGAAAAATACTAATTGAATTGGTCGGTACATACGGAGCATACAGAACTGCGCTCATTACTATTTCCGCCATTGAGAATTTGCGCTATCAAGCCACTCTTGCTCACATGGCAGGATTGACAAAGATGCAAGCTATTATTACCGTTCTGAAAACGAAAACGGATGCTCTAAATGTAGCAATGGCAAAAAATCCATATGTTGCAGTAGCAGCGGCAATAGCAGCACTAGGTTTAGGTATTTATAAATTAGTTACATATCAAACAGAAGCAGAAAAGGCACAGGAAAGGCTGAATGCTGCGGAAAAAGAATCTGAGAAAGCATCCTTATCTGAGCAAAGGGAACTTGCTAAGCTCAAGGGAGAATTATCTGCATTAAAAGAAGGTACAAATGAATATAATACCGTCAAAGAAAAAATTGTTGCAGGGTATAGCAAGTATTATGAAGGTCTAGAAGAAGAAATCAATAAAGTTGGACTCACGGAAGAAGCATATAAAAAACTCACAGATGCAATCACGCATTCTTACGGGGCAAGACAATACCAGCAATTCAAGTCGCAGCAGGAAGATTGGTTGGACAACATAATGTCCGATAATCTCGGAAAGATACAAGACCGCCTATATAGCGAGTTAGGAGATAAAGAAGGTGCGAAACTCTATTCACAAATCTACCATGCCATATTGGAACAAAGAGATTTGGATGCTGAGATCCAAGACAAACTAAATGAAATACAAGACAAAGGTACGATTTTTGCGGATTCACGTATTGATACATATATCTCCAATATCCGAGAAGCGCAAAAAATAACAGAGGATTTAGATGAAAAAGCGCGTGAAAAGTTTGGCGTTACAAGTATAAATACCTCTCAACAGGCAGCAAATGAGCCATTTTCCACCGAAGGTAAATCCATCTCCCAACTTGAAGAAGAAATCAAGAAGGCTGAAACCTCACTTGCCTCATTAAAAAAGGCCCTTGCAGACGGCAGCGGCACGAAAGAAGCAGTGGATCAACAAGAGGCTTATATCAAGTCGCTTCAAGACACTATACTTGAACGTGAGAAAGATTTGAGGGTAATCAATGAAGTCAAAACACAAATCTCAAAATTAGAGAAAGAGCAGGGAGAAACTGTAAGCGGAAGCAAGGAATACAATGCGTTACAATTACGAATTGACTCACTCCGTGCAAAGCTGCCTAAAACAGGATTGACTGACATAAACGCCTATACCGACCAGCTGAACAGGATTAAAGAACTCCGTAAAAAAAATGCAAGTGAACGAATACGACTTGATACGGATTTGGAGAACCAAGTAGAACAGGCTCGGATAAATGCGATGGAGGACGGCATAGACAAAGAAATGGCGCAACGTGAACTGAACAACAAAATAGAATTACAAGACATCGAAAGACAGAAGCAGGAATATATCCGTAAAATTACGGAGGCGCAAAGACAAATATTTGAAGCAGAGGAGAACGCCAAAGCCACCAAAGATAAGAACTACAAGAAAAAGGCGTTTGACCCTTCCTCTGTCTCTGTTGATACATCGATGTTTGACAACATGTCAGAATACACCAAACAGAAGCAGGCCAACGAAACGGCAAATTATTATAACAATATTCTCGCCAAGTATCAAGACTATACAACAAAGCGTTTAAGCGTTGAAAAGAAATACCAGAATGATTTAGCAAATCTGGAAAAAGCGGGAGGTACGGAGGCGCAAAAGACTGAATTGTCCTATCAGCGGAAAGAAGCATTAAACGCTATTGATAAAGAATTTGCCATGCGTGAAGTTTCTTTTCAGACGTGGGCAAATAGTATAACAAATATGAGTTTGGACGAACTGGAACGGTTGCTTACCGAAGCGGAACAGGAATTAGCACGCATGGAAAATGAAGGAGGGACAAACGGAAACGAACTTGCAGTGCAGCGTGCAAAGGTAACGGCAACGAAAGACCGAATCGCCAATGTAAAAAGTAAAGAAAGCACATCGCCGGATAAACGAAGTATTAAAGAGTGGCAGGAGTTGTATAAAACTTTATCTAAGGTAGAAAGAGAGTTTGAAGAACTTGGAGATACAATAGGGGGCACGGTCGGTGAAATCATATCCGCAGCCGGAAGTATCTCCTCTTCTACGTTACAAATGATTGATGGTATTGTAACACTTGCAAATAGTTCTTCTACTGCCATGTCAGGAACGGCCGAAGCTGCATCTACGGCAATTCAGAATGTAGAAAAAGCCTCCGTAATACTGTCAATTGTAGGTGCAGCCTTGCAAGTAGCAACAAAAATAGTAAGCTTATTTAAACAAGAGTCGTCGTATGAAAAGTACGAAGAAGCAAAGGAGGTGTACGAGTCATATATAGATATATTGGATCAGATAATCGAGAAGCAATTGGAATTGGCCGATTCGCTGGCGGGAGAAAACGCACAGGCTGCCTATGACAAAGCGATAGAATTATACAAGAAACAGGCAGATTCGGCACGGGTATTAGGAGCACAATATTACAAATCTAGGGAATCCGGGGAAAAATCGAAAGGGTATCAAGATTTTTACGGTATGTCCGCCGCCGGTTGGCAGCAAGCCGCTGACGCACTAGGTATGTCAACGCAAGAGTTAATCGATATGATGTCAAAAAACATGACTAACATATTTAACCTTCCCGCTGAGCAATTAGAGAAACTAATGGAGGAAGCTCCTCTATTTATAGCACAGTTGGATAGTGAAGCACAAGAGTATATAAGGCAGATTATCGAAGCGGAGAATAATATTAAAGAGACGACAGAGCGAGAGATGGAGAACGCCACGGGCATATCTTTTGAATCTTTCTCCGATGACATATTAGAGTCCCTGTATGATGTGGAGAAAGGAGCGGAGGACATTGCGGACGACATCGCAGAATATATGAGAAAAGCACTCATTAAAGCCATGTATGTAAAGCAATATGAACCTGAAATGCGCAAATGGTATGAGATGTGGGCGGAGGCAACAGGAGACGGAGAAATCGACCCGGAAGAACAGGCCGCACTGGATAACCTAAAAAATTCAATTATTCAAGGAGCCGAAGCGGGAGCCGCCGCTATCAATGCACAATTTGGAACAGGTTCTACCACCGAACAAAAGTCTACAGCCGGAGGTTTTGAAACCATGTCACAAGATACAGAAACGGAATTAAACGGACGGTTTACAGCTTTGCAGCTTTCTGGTGAAGAAATCAAAAATCAAATGATTTCAGCCGTAATCTCTCTTAATTCCCTTTTATCTGTGTCAACTAATAGCAATTCTATATTAAATAACATTCTTAATCAACATGCGATTACTAACAGCTACTTAGAAGACATTGCAAAATACACGAAGCTAATTCTTGGATTTGGCGATAAATTTGATAGAATGATTTCAATTTTTAACAATAAACTATAAAATGGCATCGGGAGAGTTTTACATAAATGGGAAAGACTGCTATACAACTTGGGGTATAAGTATGGATACATCGTCCCTTTCCGCCTTAATGACACCGCCACCGTTAAAAGAGTTCATCGAAAACAAGTCTCGATTAGAACATGGCAAACGAGTCCTGTCCTCTAATCCTAAAATCGATGAACGAAATATCACTTTAACTTTTAACCTGACGGCAAAAACGGAAGAAGAATTCTTTTCAAGATACAACAACTTTTGTGAAGAATTGGCAACAGGCATAATAAATATAAAAACAAAGTATCAACCAAATATTACTTACAAAACAATCTATATTTCATGCAATCAATTTACGCAATTCATGAGAGGAATAGCACGATTTTCTCTAAAACTTGTCGAATATAATCCAGCAGATAGAAATTCATAAAAAAGTGCATGTTTTTCATACACTTTTATTATCTTTGACTGAAATCGTATGAAGATATACGAAACCATCATGATAGACATTAAAAACATACAAGGAGATACTATTTTATCAGTTCCTATAACAGAAGAATGTGTTCATGTAGAGGAATTGATGAAATCCGATTATGTAGAATTGTCGTGGAACTCGGACCAAAATGAAGAGATTCCGGTAGGGGCTTATATTATACTCGATGGTGAGAAATATTCTCTTTTGGAGCCATATAATCCAAAACAAAAGAACGAGGTCGAATTTCAATACAAACCACAATTTCATTCGAAATTTATATCATGGGGTAAAGTGCCTTTTTTCATGTATTCTTACGATGAGAATAACGAGATAACGAATCGGGAGCCGGATTGGTCTCTTACCGATAACCCGGCCAATTTCATGAGTGTTATTTGTAAGGCTATCGAGAACGAAACCGGGGATACATGGACTTACGCCGTCGATTCTTCTCTTAACGCTTCCACTTCTTTGTCTTTCCAATCAATCGACATATTGTCTGCCTTGAACAGTATAGCCTCTGCGTTTGAGACAGAATGGTGGGTTGAGAAAAATTCTATGATTATTCATCTGTCGAAAGCCGAGCATGGAGCTGTTGTTTCTCTCGAAGTTGGTGAAAGCATCAATACACCTTCGGTCACGGCGGGAAAAGATGGGTATTATACCCGATTTTACGCATTCGGGTCAACTCGAAACATCGTACAGGAATACAAAGGTGCTAATGTCAACAATTTGGTCAACAAACGGCTGACTCTTGACCCAAAAAAATATCCAAACGGATATAAAGATATAAGGCCAAACCTTCAACAGGGAGAGATATTTAGCAAAATCCTCCTGTTCGATGATATATACCCTTCATCGGAACTCTCCATATCAGATGTCAGATTCCGCCTTATGTGGCGTATAGACTCGGAAACGAATGATAAAATACAGATAGGCACAGATGAAAATGGAGACCCTATATACGACCAATATGCAATATGGTATTTTCAAATACCGGAATTTAACTTCGACAATTCCCCTTATGACGAAGAAAAAAATCCGAATGGTATGCGTATACCAAATAAGGAACCTTCGGTACATTTCCAATCTGGGGCTTTGCAAGGTATGGAATTTGAGCTTATATACCATGATGAGAGTAAAACAATAACGAGTGATGATGGCATAAGCTTCGAAGTCAAAAAAGGAGATTTCGAGATTAAATATAAAGAGGAAGAAGGTAACTATATTATCCCTGCTATTACGGGACTTATACCGTCGGAAAATGACGATATTATCCTATTCAACATAAAAATGCCGGAAGAATATACAGATTCAGCGTACATACGTCTAGAAACGGCTATGAACGAAGAAATAGAACGGCTTTCTTCCGACCAGAACAACTACCAATTTTCATCTAATCCTGTGGTGTTCGATGAAAACAATCCTGATTTATCCATAGGAAGAAAAATCGAATACATAAACGCAGGATATTCATATGTTACTCGTGTTATAAGCCTTACAACCAAACTCGACTATCCTTGCGAACAGACTATTACCATCGGGAACAACCTAATAAAAGGGAATACGCAAGAACTGAAAGAAGAGGTCGCATCTGCCAATAAGAATATCGACTTGATTTCTGCCATCAATGATATGACGGCTTCCCTGCAACAATCGTATCAACGGACTGTAAAACAAATGCAGGAAGGATTTGCCCGTATTAACGATATGTGGAAATTCGACACAGAGTTGGAAAATACGATATACTCGAAATTTAATGTGTATTCACAGGGTGGAATATCCGCTCTTGGTGTATGGCGTGGAGAAGGGGGTGGCGGTGGTGAAGGAGGGCTCATCAAGCTCGTGTATGGGTTCGACGATCTGGGCGGGGCGTTCGACAACACCACGATGACGGATACTTTCAACGCCTACACCATCAACGAGATTTGGAAGCTCGCCAATGCCGGTGCATCTACGATAGGTACAGGCAATGTGGTGACGGCCGTCAGCAAGACAGCCCTCGGTATCGTTGTCACCAAAGGCATCACCCTGTACGATTGGGTGCAGCAGCCGAACAAGCCTACCTATTCGCTCTCGGAGATAAGCAACGTGAGCGGTACATATACGGGGCTGACAGTCGGACGTGCGGTCGAATCGGACAATGCGAAAAAGTTGAACGGGCTTGACAACGGGGCTTTCCTGTATAAAAGGGGCGGCATGTATGAGACAGCCACCGGAAACGGGTGGCTGATTCGCACGAAAGTCGAGGAGGCCGAGGCGGCTATGTTGACGTTGCATTTGATTGGAAATGGATATTATAGCCGACGAATTATCAATACGATCGTACAGGCGTACAATTATGCCCCGAACGATGTCGAGTTTACGGCTACGGCCGGTACGCATTTCGGTGACGATTTGGGTGACGTGAAGGTGTTCTTGTACGGGGGACACGTGTGTTTTTGGGTTTCGGCCAAGACGGATTACCAGACCTGCTCCATATTCGTCTATAACACATACGGGGCATTGAACGGGACTTGCGAGAACTGTGTGGAGAGCATATCGTTGTCTCCCATGCCGACAGTCGGTGTAAGCAAGCTGACCGTGGTTACCCCGTCTGTCGCCTTGACGGATAACGATTCCATCGCAGCTGACAGGCTCAAGAACTATCGCCTGTTTTGGGGAAATCCATTTGACGGAACGAACGATGTGTCCGGAAGTCTGTCGGGAGTTCGGGATATAACGATGGATGGAGACATCGATGGAGCGAATGTAATCAGGGCTACGAGTATAAACCTTTCGACCGGTAGTAAGTCTGTATCCATTTCCGCCGGAAGGATTGTGGCGACAAATAACATAAGGTCAAAGGAGAGTGTCACGTCGGACGGTAACATCACGGCCGGAGGGGATATATCGTCGCAAGGCAATATCTCGGCACAAGGCTCGGTCACCGCTCTAACGACTTCGGACAAACGTTTGAAGCGAGATTTCGATTACACCCGAAGTTATACCGACAGGCTCTTGGCGATGGGCAGGGTATGCGATTTTCTATACACCGAAAAAGCACGGAAGCGTAACAAGGGCGGCGTGGACGGGGAAGCCCATACGGGGCTGATCTATCAAAAGGTGAAAGAGGTATTGCCATCGATGGCCTACGAAACGGAGGACGGTTACGGGGCTCTGAACTACCTGTCGCCCGACTATATCAACACCATCGCCGGGGCAACGCAGGAGACCGCCCGTCTGGTTAAAGCCCTTATGGGAGATATAGAACGATTGAAAAAAGAATTGTCCGAATTAAAAGGGAAAGGAGGAAAGTGAGCCTATGGCCATCGATAAAAACAAGATAGCAGCTCCGGTAGCGATAACCGACCCCTATAACCTACTTGGAATTTATCCGAAGAACGGGGTATGGGACGTGGCCGACATCGTTGCCCTCGAACGACCCCTGTTGCAGGGTGGCCGTCCGGGACGTATCAACAAGTGGAGCCGGCATAAACCGGTGCGCTATCCGCAGGCTGCACCGCTTTCCGAAAACTATCCCCAGCAATCCGGCGGGGTCACTACATACGTCGATCAATGGGAAGGAAGCGAGACGGATAAGAATCAAGGCATACGCTATGGCTTGAAAGCCACGATACCGCACGGCACGAATATCGTCGCTATCCATGATACCTCTTTCGATTATGTGGCGTATCCGCATCCGGGGACGGATTTTTGCCGCCTGAGCGATTTCGACGGCTACGACCACAATGCGGAACCCAATCTTACCGGAAGCAAAATTGACGAAATCAGTGCGGACGTGCCGTATCTTTTTGTCGACATCAACTATTACGACACTTCGGTGAATCCTACCGGCGTACCCGTCGAGTCGTGGCTGTCGCTGGCCTCCGACAAGAGTATCGGCGATTATTACCCGGCTATTTTGGCAACCGATGGAAATGGAAGCAGTTTTGCCCGATTGCTGACAAATACCTCGACAAATACCGTAACCACCTTGCGGGTGGGCAATGTGTGGTACTCCGCTTTCAAGGTCAAGTTTTTCAGTGACGGTACTACTCCGCCGATACTTCCTGTCGGACAGAGCGACACATTTCCGGGGGAGGATTCGATAGGGACGAATTTGAAGGTGACATTGTTCCTTATCGATAAGAAGTCGTTCGAATACTGGACAGGGGTCGACAAACAGATCACCGTGGCGGATTATTTCCCCATACCCACATCGATAGCCATGACAGCCGAGATAAACAGCACATATACCCCGATTAAAATCGTGGATTTCACTTTCCTTTCGAGTTACTTTCAGGTGCGTATCAGTTTTCCGAACGGGAATCCTACGGTGGGTGAGAAATACACCTTCCGCATTTCGGGCTCTGGATTCCTCGCGATCTATGATTACGAATACAAGGGAGCAGGGATTCTCATTTTGAATATCCCTTTGGGGACGACACATCCAGACCTTCCACCGGGAACCCATACATATTACTTGACCTGTTCCGTGTATGGGGTCTCCTCGTCGGGAGAGGCCGGCGTCCAACTCGACTCCCTATCCAAAAACGTGACATTCGACATTCCCGACAGCGGGATTATCAGTTAACCATAAATACAAAACATTATGATTGAGTTAGTAAAAATCAGCGAAAACATCAGCCGTTCGTTCAACGGAAAAGAGACTGTGGAAACCCTGCAAGCGGTCAATTACCGAATTGTGGAGAATGGAGTGGAAAAAGGCCATGTCACTGTCGGGCAAGGCAGTTTTAACATGAATGTCTATTCCATGACCTCCACGGTCGAGGAAACGAAAGCTCTGGTGGAAAAAATGTTCAACGCATTATCCGATGGCAGCGATGAGTGAAAAAGAGCCCATAGTGAAATACTCGTGGGAGGATATTAAGTTTACCATTGGCTTTGAGGACAAGAACGGGAGCCCGATCGATGCCGAGACGAAGAGGTTTAAGTTCATCTACAAGGACGAGGCCGGTTGTTGTTGCGAAGTGAGCTACGACGGAAAGACACGTAAAAACTGTGTGTTCCGTGACGGCGTGCTGTACGGCATATTCAATTCCGGGACTTTCCGATATGGCTTGCTCACGGTCGAGAGGCACTACTGGATAGAGGATGCCGATTTCGATGACGGCAAATGGGACTATGGCGATGTTTACAAAACCAATATAATCATCAAGTGATATGGCAGATAGTGATTGCATAATCGTTCATGAGCAGGTGGTAGTGCCCGATGCCGCCGTGGTGGAGGAAATGGTTGCCCTGCCCGGTGAAAAAGGAGATAAAGGGGATAAGGGAGATAAAGGAGATCCATTCACTTACGAGGATTTTACACCCGAACAAATCAAGGAGTTGCAGAAGCCGGCTACCGATGCGGGTGCTGTTGCTTTGGCTGCTGCAAATAAGGCTAATGCGGCAGCCGATAAAGCGAACCAAGCGGCGGAGAGCATAGACAATAAAATCTCCGGGAAACAAGACAGATTGATTAGTGGAGACAACATCGAAATAAAAGACAATGTTATTTCTGCGCAGGGGATAAACGGGAAATTATTCGAAAATACGAGTAAAACCTACCAGCTGTATTATTTTAAAAACGGTTTGTTCTTTTATTGCAACAAGGATAGCAGGCTTGCCTGTTGGAATGAACAGACAGGAGAAGATACCGTTTATGATGAAATCCAGTTAAATATACATTCATATCAATATATTAGAAACTCTTGCTTCGTTTATAAAGACGGTAAAATCATTGTACCTAACAGTAGTGCCATCACCTGCTGGGATTTAGATACACGAACTAAGATATGGACTTTATCAGAACCGTACTATAATTGCAACTTCGTCGAATATAAGGACTTCGTTTATTTTTACAAAAATGATGGCGTTCTACGACTGATAGATTTTGAAACCGGTCTCACTGAAAAAGAATTCGATCTGAAAGAATTGTCCGGAGCCTCTATTTCAGATATTCAGAATTTCGGACAATGCGAATACAACGGATTCAATTATTTCCTGTCGTACAGTAATTTGTTTAAAATCGACAGTTCCAACGGCGATATTTCATTTGTAGGGAAAATAGAAGGTTCAGAATATAACATTATCGTCTATTTCAAAAGTGCGGCTTATGTTATCAGCCATCAAAAGATTTGTACGATAGAGATGTCAAACATAGAGAACGGAACTCTTGCCAAGAAAAACGAAGCGGGATATACCATGAATACTTATGTCAATGTTTCCCCAAGCGATTCATTGATGGGCAATGCGATTTATGGTTATAGTTATAAACTCACTTTCAACAGCTTGTACTACAATATTTATGTATATGCAGATATAAATATGGACGAATATGTCGGGAGAGTGATAAAAGGAGATTTCGGGTATATTCAGATACCTAACCCGAATTTGGAAAATGGAAAACTTCTGTATCCGAGGTATAAAAAATTCAATTGATATGATACAAGTTAAAATATGCGACGAAAGAGTCACTAATATTTATTATGGCGAAACCCTGATAGAAGGATTCATACGAATAGATTCTATCCCATCACCCGAAGAGATACCCGGAAAAATACCCGTGATGTATTACCGGAACGGTGCGATAGTCTATGAGTACGAGGAAGCACCGGAAGCGACGGATAACGGCACGGAAACATCTCCCGTACCAATGGACTACGGAGAAACGGTAAACGGATTGATCCGTCGGAAATATACCTTGTCGGAGGAGTTGGCGATACTTCGGCAAAGGGACACGAAAGCAGAGGAGTTCGAGGCTTATAACGCCTATGCGGAATCCTGCAAAGAGGAAGCCAGATTGTTAATCGAAAAACAGAAACATTGATATGGGAGGGATAAACGAGGCTACGGAGGTAGCCAGAGGGATAAGCGAACAGGGGTTCTTGGTGATGACCGCAGCATTCTTCTTGGTGTTGTCGGCCATGATGATGGTGGCCTGCTTCAAGTGGTTCAAATCGATTATCACCAAGAGCATGGAGGATTACGGCGAATCCCTGAAAGAGCTTATCGAAAAGACGAACGACCAGAATAACATGTTGTCCGACATATCGGAAGGTCTTAGACCGGAAACGCAGCTTCGAATAAAGAACATGACGAGTGAATTTTTCAACCTTTCCGCCAGACGGGTTTTGGAAATTATCGAACAAGTTAGGAAGGAAAACCATATATCCGACAGGAATAGGACGCATGAAAAAATTATCGGAAATCTCACGAACCAGTACGAGGACAGGAACAGCCGTTTCGACTACTTTACCTATCGGGGTAAACGTCTTTCATGTTATACCAATCCTGAATGGATAGACTGGGTGGCAGAGGTTGTCGAGAACGAGATATATGCCCATACGGTGAACGATGACAGGGCTAAAACCAATGTATTTTCTGTCTATGACCGTATCAAGCTCGATTTTTATCACCGATTAAATAACGAATAATATGAAGAAAATTTTGGAAAGAATCAAAGGGTTGTTATTGTCTATTCCCCACGACAAGCTGCTGCATTTTATCGCAGGAGGTGTCATCGCCTCTTTCTTCGCCATCGTGATAGGTGCGACGGCGGAATATTGTGTGCTGTTCTCTTCCATAGCGGGCTGTATCAAGGAGGCTGTCGACGAGTGGAGGAAGCCGGGGGCTTGGTCGTATGCCGACCTGCTGGCTACCATACTGGGAGGGCTGGTGATTCAAATCGAGGTTTGGATTGCTTGACGAAAAAAAAGAATTTTTATAACCCGGCGACGGGAAAGCGTTCTTTGACTTCTTGGAATCACCGTTTGATTTATCGTAAAAAAGTATAAGAATTGGTTGCATGTTACGATATTTTTTGTTACTTTGCAACAAGATGATAAGCGATACCTATAAATACGATAGCGTTACGGTTGCAAACTATATCATTGCGTTTGCTAACCAGAATAAGTTTTTCATTAACATGACTAAGCTTCAAAAGTTGTTGTATATAGCTTATGGAGTATATCTTTACGTAAAGAACGAACGCTTGACAAACGAGCACCCTCAGGCTTGGCCGTATGGTCCGGTTTTCCCGACCACTCGAAATAAATTGATAAAAAAGGATTTTTCAGAAATTTCCCTTTCTGATGAAAACCTTGAAAAAATAGCCCGTGATTCCGAAATGGAATCTCTGATGAAACTGGTCTTTGGCAGCTATGGTTCTAAAACTGCCGCCTATCTGACGGAATGGTCTCACAAGCCCGGTTCTCCGTGGGATAGGACCGTTAAGCAGCCTTCATTCAGCTGGGGGGATAGAATCCCGGATAGTTATATCCAAGAGTATTTTAAGACACTAATTTCTCCCAAAGCATGACTAAACAGAAAGATTCTTTTAGCGGCTTGGATTTACGTAGTGAGAATGGTGTCCATATTTCTCCCGACTCAAATTTGGGCGATATAGACGACAAGAATTTATCCGAACAAATACGGGAGCGATATTCACAAGATACACAATTTCGTAAACATTTGGCAAGATGGGTCATGTGGATTATCCCCATATGGTTATTCATAGTAATTGCCATTCTTGTATTTTGCGGGATCGGATTATTTTCATTGGGACCGGAAATATTGATAGCTCTACTGGCTACGACGACTATCAATGTATTAGGTTTAGCCAATATCGTATTAAAGGGTATTTTCCCGAACCGAAAAAAATAAACATTGTTCACATGGATACAAAAGGTTCATTCCCCTATGTCCAGAACTCGTCCGATACGGATTCTCAACCTCCGATACCGGCTGATTATTCTCCAAAATTCGATGAAAGTTATTTAAATTCTTTAATCGAAAAGGCTTATCCTCGTCTAAAAGATGTCGACCCTGTACAATGGCTCGATGAATTGAGGAGAGAGGATTGATAATGCCTTCGGCCTACGTTTGTCCCATTTTCAATAACGGATAAGCCTAACCCTAAGGCTACTCTCTCATACATTCGTTACAAGCGGTGATTCTAAAAAAGTCACCGCTTTTTTTGTCGCCAAAATGAAGAAAGACATGAATAAGAACGTACAGGATTTTGTCATCGAGACGATTCAATCGATTGCATCGAAAATACCGGGAATAAGTATCAGGTATGCCTACGACATACAGACCAACTTCCATATCGTGGAGGTCTCTCCTGAAAGCATAAGAAGAGGCCGTGAAGAATACATGGAAATGGAGTATCTGTTATGGAAAGAATTTCAAGAAAAATTTCCGGAAGAGGATTTGCTCGTATCTGAGCCGGACAGAATTAACAACATGGAAAACTTAATCTTCGAGATATGAAATACTTCACGATGAAAGAACTCACAAAGAGTTCAACGGCCGATAAACTGGGTATAGACAATACCCCGACGACCGAAGTGTCGGCCCAGTTGTCGAACCTTGTCACTCATGTTTTAGACCCACTGCGGGAGATGTACGGAAAGGCGATAACCGTCAATTCGGGCTATCGTTGTCCCAAACTCAATGCCGCCGTGGGTGGTGCGAAAAGCAGCCAGCACATGAGGGGCGAGGCGGCGGATATAACGGCAGGGAACAAGGAGGAGAACAAGAAGCTGTTCGAACTTATACGGGATAACCTTCCCTTCGACCAGTTGATTGAATATAATTATAAATGGATTCATGTAAGCTATTCATCAATGCATGATAATAGAAGTGAAATTCTACATTTAAATCGCTGATTATTAGCATATAAAATAAATTATTTGTATATTTATAGTATAATAATTATGTGAGTATGAGAAAGGAAGACACCAAAATTTTCAGGGTTGGAGAAACATCAATCAATTGTCAAGGGATAAAAATGGAAATTATTGCATATCGAAAATGTAATGATATTGATATATTGTTTCTTAATGGGAGTGGTGAGGTAAGAAAAACTAAATATTGTCATTTCTTATCGGGACAAGTCAGATGCAACTCTGTACTAATTAAAACAAAGAAAGCAAAGGAAAAGGAGAAAAGAAAACAAGTTATGCTTAATAATGGGGCAATACCTATACCTTTTAATAAAAAGTATTATGTGGATAGATATGGGAATGTATATAATTCTAATTATAAAAAAATTAAACCTATAAAAATTGGAGGGTATTTGCATTATGATATCCCCAAAGCAGGAGAACAGCATGGAAGGTGTTTAGCCCATAGAATTGTTGCGTTATCATTTATCCCTAATCCGTATAATAAGCCACAAGTTAACCATATCGACGGTAATAAATACAATAATATAGTCGACAACTTGGAATGGGTTACCCCATCAGAAAATCAAAAGCACAGATTCGATGTACTACACGATTCCCATTTTGGAGAAAAGAATACGCAATCTAAACTCACAGAAAAATGCGTGAGGGAAATTATAAAATTAAGCCAGTCGGGGTTATCTTATAAAGAAATATCGAAACGCTTTGATGTTTCTCCTTCTACTATCTACGATATTATTTCCGGGTATTCATGGGCACATATTACCGGTATATCTCCAAGAAGGAACAAGGAAAGAATGATCCAATTGGGATATTATGACAAATACTGAGCTTATGAGACATATCGTATTCCTATTGTTGTTTTTGGCTATCTTGGCTGCGACGAGTTGTACCAGACATGTGTATGTTCCGGTGGAAACGACAAAGAGCGACACGGTGTATCTGAATCGTGTGCAGCTCGATTCCATATACATGCGGGACAGTGTTTTCATCGAGAAATCGGGAGACACGATACGTGAGTTCCAATACAAGTACATATACAGGTTCAAGGACAGAATCGATACGCTGTATATATCCAAGACGGACAGCATACAAGTACCCTACCCCGTCGAAGTAGTAAAGTACAAGACTCCCCGATGGTGCTGGTGGGCTCTCGGTGGCATTGTCTTGCTGCTCTTCCCTTACATCGTGAAATGGATAACAAAATTGAAAGGACTGGGTTTCTTGATATAATTTGATTTACGACTCCTTCCGGGGCTTCGGAGTATAAAGAGGAAAGCCTCAATCTCTTGCTGCTCTTCCAAAACTAACAAGAGACAACATCACGGGGAATGTTACGAGGCTTTCACAGCCTTTAAACAGGAACGTGATGTTTTTTATTGTGTCAACAATCTATAATTTAACAAATATTTAAAAAGGCAAGAGATATGAAAACCAATGAAATCTTTGAACACGTCTTGCAAATCGTTTGCGAGGAATGTGAGCTGTGTTACGGCGAATTGATTAACGGTGCGAACAAAAATGCGGTCGACGCACGTTGCCTGCTCATCTGTGCGTTGGTATCGCTAGGCTTCTCCGAGGAGAACACCGCCGCTTATCTTTCCATGACCCGACAGGGAGTGAACAAATTGAAAAACAGCCTGAAACAGCGGTGTTCGGGAAGTTTTATTCTGACAACGACAAATCAACGGGTCAGCAACAGGATAGCCACCGAAATCCGAGGATAGCAACGGCAATAGCCATACGTTTGTATGCGGCCGATATTGGCCGTAACCATCAATTATATCTATATGGAAAGAACGTATGTTTTCAATCAAGAGCCCAATGGTGGCGGAAGCAAGTTCGACATCATGGCTTTATTGCCCAACCTGATGGGCGGTAAAGGGGTCGATCCCGGACTCTTGGCCCTTCTCAATCAGGGAAGGAACAATCAGGACGCTTGGGGCGGAGGCATGTGGTGGATTTGGATTATCCTGCTGTGGTTCTGCTGGGGCGGTAACGGATTCGGAGGTTTTGGCAACCGGGGCGGGCTTCCTGCCGAGCTGAACGGCGATGTCGGACGTGAATACCTGATGTCGGCCATTCAAGGGAACGGTAATGCCATCAACCAACTCGCCTCGTCCTTTAACTGCTCTACCCAACAGTTACAATCCGCCTTGTGCAACATTCAGGGCTTGATTCAGGGTGTCGGCAACCAAGTGGGCATGTCCGCACAACAGATCATTAACAGCATTCAATCGGGTAATTGTACGCTGGCTACCCAAATCGCAGATTGCTGCTGCAAGACGCAAAACGCAATCGAGAGACAAGGATACGAAACCCGTATCGCCACCTCGGAACAAACCCACTCCCTCGTGGACAGCGGCAATGAGAACACTCGTGCCATTTTGGCGAAGCTGGATTCTATCCAAACTCAGGCTTTACAGGACAAGATCACCGCTTTGACGGCAGAGAAGGCTACTTTGGCGGCTGAAATCTCCCAACGGAACCAGAATGCGACCATTCTCAATGCGGTAGGGCAACAGATTGCTCCCCTCGCTGCCGGTTTGCAGGCTCTCCAAAGCGATGTGGACGGCATCAAGTGTAAATTACCCAATACCGTTCCCGTGGTATATCCGAACATTCAGGCTGTAAACACGGACTTGTACCGGGCTGCCGCTTATGGTGCTTATGCGGGCGATGTCGCATACGGGCGTAGCGGTTACGGATGCGGTTGCAACAACTACTGGGGTTAATTCCAGTAAGAAAGGAGGTATATATGTGGCCTAACTTTTTTACAGGGTTTCCCTTTCCGTTCCCGACGCTGGGCAGAGTGAATTACAACACTCTTCCTACGGTGGCGGTGACGGTCGGCACGGAGAACGTGACTTTGGAACTTCCCGACCATGCGTTCCGTAACAGGGACTATGTGGGAGGATTCTATATCAATCTCCGTCAGGCGATACCCGCCGGAACGACCGCAACGCTTCCCATTCTCATCGGGACGAATGGGGACACGAGACCTCTGCTGGCTTACAACAACGAGCCGGTGACGGTAGAGAATATCGCCGGTACGGGGATCTATGAAATCCATTACAACAAGTACACCAACGAAGTGTACCTTGTCAACGGTGGGTACAGACCTACTACGGCGACGGCGGCAACCAACGTCGCTGCCAAAAGCAAATAATTAACACGGGGCTGCCTTTTATCGGGCAGTCCCATTAAATCAAAAAAACTATGTTTCAGAATCTTCGAGCAAACAACCAGTTATTTATCCTTCATAAGGACGAAAATCCCTTAGTGGATATAGGCTCCGTCGTCAGCGTTTCGGCTGCGAAGCCCAAGTACCCCATGCCGACACCTATCGGTCAGATACCTCAGATGGAAATGGTGGTGGACGTGGTGGTCTACGTGAACGGGCAGAACACGACGTTCCAGAACTTGCCGGCAGGTGCGGACATCGCTGACTTCGGGCAAAACGGCAACATCGTCATATCTTGTTCCAGAGAGGCCATGAACTCGGAAGTGTCGGCTATCCGGCAAAAGAGCTTGGACGAACTGAACCGGCGTAATTACCACGAGAACGTGATTGCCGGGTGCGACAAGATATTAACAATTTTGAATCCCGAATTTGCGGAGAAGCAAAGGCAGGAGCAGGAGATTGCCACCCTCAAAGGGCAGATGTCCGAAATGAGCAGAAGCATGGCCGACCTAATGGCCATGAACAAAAAACTGATGGAACAGCTCGGTGTTGCTGAAACTAAAAACAAAAAGTAATATGGGAATGTGGTCAATATTAGAAGAAGGCCGTGGATATGAAGGATTCAATGAACGCGGCGGTAGAGAGCTCGAAATGGCCTACAAGGAAGGTTGCGAGCACGGCTACAAGAAAGGCTATGAAGCTGCCATGCGGGAAATGCAGGGCGGCGATATGGGCTTCCGTGGCAATAATGGCGGCAGTTACGGCGGCGGGAATTATGGCGGAGGTTCTTCCAGTGGAATGAACAACCGTTATGCTCCCGGTTATCCTCCTTCGTACTATGACGAAATGGGGGAACGCAGACGCAGACGGGCCAACGGCGAGTTCTATTAATCGGGAGGGGAGAAATCCCCTCTCTTTTCAAAAACATAAAAAAGCAGTGTTATGAACCAACGATTAGACATTTATGATATTTTCCCCTCCGGCATGACGGAGTACCTTTCCCGATACGGCTGGCACTTCTCCAAGAACATGTGCGAGTGGGCGGTTTCCAGAATGAAGGCCGAAAACAAGGCCACCGGAAAGAAGGAGGAGATAAAAGCCCTTTCGAAAGAAGATGTGGAGGTCATCTTGACACAGGCGGGCGTGAAGTTGGAAAAGGCCAAAGGGTACGACCATGTATTTGTCGCCAATATGGGGAAGGCCGACTATTTGAAATCATCGATTCCCGACGATACCCATTTGGCTCTGTTTGTAAAGGACTATATCGACGACCCTGACGGTTACGACGGGTTGCCCTTTACACGTTTCTATGCCGACTGTATAGGTTCGGGTACTCCGATTATTTGGTCTGAATTAATATAATTCATATATTTGCATAAACTGAAATTTGTGCTATATGAAAGAAATTTGGAAACCAATTAGTGGATTCGAGGGACTTTATGAAGTATCTAATATGGGGAATGTAAGGTCTGTTGACAGGATCGTTAAAAGAGGAAATTGCTTTGAAAAAAGAAAATCTCACCTTATGTCTGCCGTTGTTTCTGATGGTACTCATGGATATTCTTTTGTAAACTTATATATGAATGGTAAAACATATCCGAAAAGAGTGCATCGGTTAGTAGCAGAAGCATTTATTCCTAATCCTGAAAATAAGCCTTGCATTGACCATATTAATACTATAAGGAACGATAATAGTGTTGAAAATTTAAGATGGGTAACATATAAAGAAAATGCTCTAAATAATATAACGTATTCTCGATGTAAGCAAAACACTTATTCAAAGGATGCGATTAGAAAAGCCTTAGAAACAAGAAAGAAAAACAATAAGAAAAGAGCTCCTAAAACTGTCTACCAATTTGACAAGCAAGGTAATTTTATCGCTAAGTATTATTCTGGGGCGGAAGCGTCAAGGAAAACTGGAATAGATCATAGCAGTATAATAGATGTATGTAATGGAAAATTAAATACAGCTGGAGGTTATTTTTGGGGATATGATAAGGATAAAGTTAATATCAGAGAATTGCCTGTTACTTCCAATGCAAGGAAAGTTTTGGTTTATGATAATCAATGGAATTTTATAAATGAATTTGGTTCTGTGTCAGAAGCAAGCCGTTTTACAGGTGTTTCAAGGTCGCATATAGCAAGAGCTACTAAAACTAAAAACCCGAAAGGTAAATATGGATTTAGATATAAAGAACAAAAAGACACGATTTAAAACATGATTGTTCAGGATTTCTACATAGCGAAATACGACTGGCACGTAAGGGTTTTTTACGCCGTTACCACCTACTGGACAAACACCATACTCCGGGAGCTGGAACGGATCGGTTGTACGGGGAGTAATCTGGAAAATGCTTTCAGAAGTTTGTCGTCCGGTAACTTGAATACAGGACTTACCTATTCCAATTTCGAGCATCGACGGACGGTGATGGTAATTGCCATGACGACGAGCCCCGAACAGTTCCAAAACTCTTTGGACCATGAAAAAGGGCATTTGTGCAGGCATATATCCCGGACGTTCGGCATTGACCCTTACGGGGAGGAAGAACAGTACCTTCGGGGATATATCGGGCAGAAGATGTTCCCCGTGGCGAAGAAGTTCCTATGTGAGTGTTGCAGAAATAAATTAATTCGGGAAATACATGGAGATAGCTAAAATCATACAAGCCATCTGTTCCGGCAAGTCGAGGAAGGAGGTTTATAACCTGCTTTCGCCGGAAGAGAAGGATACCTTGAATCGGTTTGCCGATAACGGTCTCTTGAACAGGAGAATGAGGCGAAAATTTCAAAGGAATATTCGGAAATGCAAATGATGAACAGGGAAATGCCGGGGTGGGAAGCTCCGGCATTCGTGTTTAATTCTATGCCATTCATTTTTGTGGAAAATTTTCCACATCATTCGTGTTTTGTTAAATATTGATAAATCACGGAATAATTATACTACAATATTTTGTATATACAATAAAATGGAGTATCTTTACCATGTAATCAAAAACAAACAGTAACCAATTAAAATAGAGTCATGTTACAGAAAGGTACAGAACAATACAAAGAAGCTCAGGAATTATCCAACAGACTTCAACAGATTGCTAGCTATGAAAGATGGAATAATAACAATTCGTATGAGTTGCATTTCAATCCGTTCTATCGGTTTTTAAACGAAATAATCAAGTTGAATGTGTTTGCCTCCAATGTGGCAAAGACGATTGATGACCGTTGCGAATGCTATGGTTTTAAAATTGCCAATGTGTCGAGCAAACAAGCGTGGATACTTGCCTGTGCGGCGATCGAGAATAACATAAATCTTGAAGATTGTTATACCCCTGTATGGGCCAGATGATTATAAATAAAAATTACTTATATATGGAAACAAAAAGAACAATGGTATTATCATTTCATGTTTGCCGAGGAGGCAGATTCTTTAACCCCGGCCATGTTGAATTTGTCGGAGAAGAAACATTCTCAGATGTGTGTAGCATGTTGTCAGATCGCTTGTTCACGAAAGACAGGGACGAGCATGGGAGGTTCTGCAAGCCCTATATTGCAGACGAAGTGGGCACTGTCGTTAGTGAGGACGACGAGAACGGAAGAACAGGAGAGATAGACTTCGATGGTGATTATGACAGATATTATACTATCGAGATAGAGGATATAGACGACCTCAGCGACTCGGAATTGGAAGCCATAAGGGAGTATAAAGGGTATATAAGCGAAGATCTTGAACATCTTGTTAAAGTCGATGACGACGAGGAGGACGAAGAATGAAAAGGGAATTTCCATTATTCATTGTAGACCATAACCGGGCGCACAAGTTCGGAGAAGTCGACTTCATATACTGCTCGGACATAGACAATGGCTTTATAGCCATTGTTGAGTATATAAACGGTATTGTCGAGGAAGTCGGAGAGGATTACCGCATAGAGCCCGGATTGTCGGGGTCGAATCTCTCCGCAAAAATCAGCATTAAGCGTATTACAGGTAAAAATCCTGATAAGACTAAAATACGAGGCCTTTTGAAACAGGCTATGAAATATTATACATCGCTATCGACATTCTCGGCAGACATCGGAAATATTACGGTTCGGCAAATGGTGTTGTTCATTGATACGCTGATTTTAGACGGTCGTAAGAATGCAATTGCAGCAGGTAGTGATTATAATTATAGGAATACGGTATTAACATCTATCGCATTTTTAGAGGCGATAAAGAAGGAATTAATAGGAGTATGACAATAGAAGAATTATCGAAACAAGTGCGTAAGATTCGCGAAGAAAAGGGATTGACCCAATATAATATCTGGAAACAGGGTATGAACTTTGGAACAGTCAATGCCATTGAAAGTGAGAAGAATGTCAACTTGAAAAACTTCCTTAAATATTGTGAGATCGTAGGAATTGATGTAACTTTGGAAGAGAAAGAGTAAATAGGATTATAATATCTTGTGCAAATATTGTGCATATTTAAAATGTTAAAAGCGTAACACTGTATTATACAAAATGTTACGCTTTTCATTTGCGGAAGGAGGGGGATTCGAACCCCCGGTACCCATTCGAGTACGTCAGTTTAGCAAACTGGTGGTTTCAGCCACTCACCCATCCTTCCAAAGGACGATTTGTCGTTGACGTCATTTTTTCAAATGCAGCGCAAAGATAAGCGGAATATTTGAAACAGCAAACTTTTTCGCATTATTTTATTTCGGGAATAATCGTTACTTTTGTCCCATCAAGGTGCTTTTGCGCTGTGTATAATTGGATTATTATGTCGAATGTGAATAAAGGTATAAAGATATTTGCTTGGATAACAGGAGGGCTTATTTTGATTCTCGCATGTTTGTTTATTCCGGTAATGAAGAGTTATTTGTATGATCCTGTTATTACCGAACAAACGGTGTGCTATGTTTATCCGAAGTGGAATGATGCTCAGCTCGATAGTGCTTTGCATTCGGTGATTCCAGATGAGAATTCGATCCCGAGAATAAAACGTTTGCTGTCGTTTTATAAATTCGATCCTGATGTTCGTGTAGGGGCTTATCGGCTTCATGCCGGTATGACAGCTCGGCAAATGGCTTTGAAATTGTCGAGGGGAAGCCAATCTCCCATACGAGTTACATTTAATAACGTACGCACTCTCGAACAATTGGCCGAAAGGGTATCGGAGCAGTTGTTTTTTTCGAAAGAGGAGTTGTTGGCTTTGCTGTACAACGATAGTGTTTGTGCGGATTTAGGTTTTACGAAAGCGACTCTCCCGGCTTTGTTTTTACCGGATACTTATGAGTTTTACTGGACTGTGACTCCCGAATCTTTTTTACAGAAGATGAAGCGGGAGTATCGCATTTATTGGGAAGGAAAGCGGGAGCAACAGGCAAAGCGGTGGGGATTGACTCCTGTGGAGGTAGCGACTTTGGCTTCGATCGTAGAGGAAGAGACTAACAAACGTGATGAAATGGGAAAGGTCGCGGGTCTTTATATGAACCGATTGCGTAAAGGTATGCCTTTGCAGGCAGACCCTACGGTAAAATTTGCCCACGGGGATTTTTCGCTGAAACGCATATTGAATGTTCATTTGACCATAGAATCGCCATATAATACTTATCGGGTTACGGGATTGCCTCCCGGCCCTATACGGATTCCTTCGAAGCAGGTTATCGATGCCGTGCTGACACATACACCGAACGGGTATTTTTATATGTGCGCCAAAGAGGATTTTTCGGGCTATCATAATTTTGCCGTGACTTTGGCAGAGCATCAACGAAATGCAATTCGATACCAGCAAGCATTGAACAGACTCGGAATACGTTGATGGGGGAATGTAAATAGTAAAGCCTCGTCTCACGACGGGGCTTTACTACTTGAAATATATCAAAAACAAGAAAGAGGATAATGTTTATTACAGGAATAAACAAAGGATAATATAATACCAATGAAACACACAAAAAACAAGAATATTATCGTATAAATTAACTCTTCCAGACCGGAGATTTTGGCTCGACGGAAGCGACGCTTCGCTTCTTTTTCCCTAAGGAGAGCCGTTTCTTTCCCGGTTTCGATAATAAAACACACTTGTATTGCAAAAAGTTTTTATCCGTAGTGATTTTAGTATATTTTAATAATTCGAGATTTCTTCTACGGGAGGAGGCATAGGGGTATCGGTATCATCGTCTATCCAAATAGCCAATGTGAGCCAATATAACAATAGTGCGATAGCTATGCCTACACCTATCGCAGTCCAGATTTTTTGTCGTTTTTTCTCCATACTATATTAGTTATTCGAAAGAATAACATCGGTCGGGAGATAAAAGTTCTTTTTAGAAGGGTATATCGTTATTGGACGAACCGGGGGGATTCAGGAAATCGGGGTTCCCAGACAGTGGCGTTGCCGATGGTGTGCTCGTGTCGGGAGTATTGAACTTCGAGGTTACCGGTGCACTGAAATCGGTCAGTCGGGTGTCTTCGTCGTAATTTTGGAATCGAGCCAGATAAGAGACGAATTTCATATTCACGGTATCGGTCGCACCGCTACGGTGTTTGGCTATGATAAATTCTGCCAAGCCTTCGATACTGTTTCCATTGGCATCTTCCTTAGACCGAGTATAATATTCGGGACGGTGTATAAAGCAAACCATATCAGCATCTTGCTCGATAGCTCCCGATTCACGCAAGTCGGAAAGTTGCGGGCGTTTCCCTTCTTTACCGTCTTTGTCGTTACCCCGGGATTCCACGCTACGATTTAACTGTGACAGGGCGATGATAGGTATTTGAAGCTCTTTTGCCAATTGTTTGAGCGAACGGGATATGGTGCTGACTTCTTGTTCTCGGCTCCCGAAGGACATACCGCTGGCGTTCATCAGTTGCAAGTAGTCTATGATGATGATTTTGATTCCGTGCTCGCGAACCAATCGGCGGGCTTTTGTCCTAAGTTCAAAAACGGAAAGGCTGGGGGTATCGTCTATATATATAGGAGCGTTCCTCAGTATTTCGATACGAGACATGAGCCGTTCCCATTCGAACGGGGCCAACTGTCCGCTTTTGATTTTATCGCCGGGGATTTCACAAGTGTTGATGATGAGACGATTGACAAGCTGGACATTGGACATTTCGAGCGAGAAGATAGCCACCGGCGTGTTGTAGCTGACAGCCATGTTCTTTGCCATAGAAAGGACGAATGCCGTTTTTCCCATAGCGGGACGGGCGGCGATAATGATGAGGTCGGAATTTTGCCAACCGGAAGTAATTTTGTCGATGTCGTGAAACCCGGTTTGCAGTCCGCTCAATCCGTCACTTCGATTGGCTGCTATTTGAATTTGTCTGATAGCTTCGCTCAGTACCGGGTCTATTTGAGTAACGTCTTTTTTCAGGTTACGTTGGGAAATTTCAAAGAGTTTCCCCTCGGCTTCCTGCATAAGGTCATCTACGTCGTTGGTCTCGTCAAAGGCCTTGTTGAGTATTTCGCTGGAAAATTCGATCAATTCCCGAGCCAAATATTTTTGGGCTACGATGCGGGCATGGTATTCGATGTGCGCCGCCGATGCCACACGTCCTGTGAGTTCGGAAATACGGAGGGCTCCGCCGACTTCATCGAGCTTTCCGTCGAGTCGCAGTTGCTCGGTGACGGTGAGCATGTCGATGGGGCGTTGTTGTGCTCCCAACCGGGATATTGCACTATAAATGAGCTGGTTGGTCGGCTCATAGAAACACTCTGGCTTTAAGATGTCGCAAACGGTGGTATAGGCATCTTTTTCGAGCATGAGAGCTCCCAACACGGCTTCTTCGAGCTCTTTGTCCTGAGGTTGTAGCTTGCCTTGTTCCGAAACTTTCGGAGCGTAGGCTTTTTTCTGGCGAGTGTAATTTCTTCGAGTTTCCAT